AGCCGCCGCCTGCCACCGGCCCTCCGGTAGCCGCCGCATCGGAGCGGAACGAGCCAGCCTCGAACACGTGGCTATCGTAATTGGTGACGACCTGCGTCGCCACCTCGGCTTGCAGATTGGTGCGCGAGCTCGTCGCGTCAGATGCGCCGGTGCCGCCCGCGATGATCGGGCGCGGCATGTTGAGATCCTGCTCGACGTCGGCGGTATTGCCGTTGAACACCGCGCTCTCGATCGTGGTGCCCTCGACCACGTCAGGGAAGGGGTGGACGTAAACTCCTGCACCATCGCGCGGCATTGCTGTCTCCTATTGCCCAGCCGGGTAGCGCGGCGGGCGAGTGACGAACGGGTTGACGCCGCGGCGCCGCAGCTCGTGCTGCTCGATGCGCTGCTGCATGGCGCGGATGGCATCCGGCTCGGTGGCGAGCAGCGCGCGGGCGATCGCCGACCGCTGCGCCTCGTTCTCCCCGGTGCTGACGCGCTTCAGCACGTCGAACACGCCGCGCGCCGCGCCCACCTTGTTGCCGGTGGCGAGGTTTCCAGCGATGCCGAGGGCCTCCTCGGCGCCCGGCCCCTGCGCGATGTCCGCCAGCCTGCCCGCCGTCTGCGAGCCGCCGGTGACGCCGCGGCCCAGCCGCTGCATCTGCTCCTCGCGCGCCAGCATCTCGCGCAGCGTGGCAGGACCGTAAGGCGAGATCGCCTCCAGCTCCTGCGACCCCTTCTGCGACTTGGCTCGCAGATAGGTCGGGATGTTGCCGGTGCGCTCCAGATCCCCGCGCACCTTGTCAGCGACGCCGATGCGGATGCCCTGCTGCTGAAACGGGTTCATCTCGTTATAGCCAGCGATGTTGTCGACGGCGCGGCCCTGCGTCGGCCACTGCTGCCCTTCTCGCACCGCGTTCTCGACCTGCATCGGCCCGGCATAGGCCCGCCGGGCGTCGCGGTAGACCGGGTTGATGCTGTCAATCTCCTCCAGCATGCGGCGCTGCATGGCGGCGAGCGACGCGCCCTCCTTGGTCAGCCGCCCGGTGATCTCGTTGCGGTTGGCGTCGATCATCTCGTCGAGGCCTTCCTTCGCCGCCTGTATCGTCTTCATGTTGGGCACGCCGCCGATCACGGCGTCGCCAGCCTCGTTGAAGTGCGTGATGGCGTAGTCGTTCGGATCGAACGGCCTGCCGGTGCCGACGACGTCGCGCTGCTGCCGCTTGATGCCGCGCTGCATGCCCTGCTGCACGTCGGGATGGCTCCAGAACTCCTGCAGCTTTGGCGACCACGTCGGCACCCCCTCGGCCTGCCGGTACAGCGGCCCGGCCTGCTGCCCCGCGGTGTCGATCAGCGCCTCGCGCGAGGCTAGCGCGCTGTCGGGCGCCAGTAGCTTGCGGCCCACCATCTCGCCAACCCGATCGGGCATGTTGGTATCGCGCCCGACAATGGTCTCGGCGATGCGCTCGCGCGCCGGGCCGGGCACCTTGTGCAGGGCGTCCAGCTTGCGCTCGGCGGCGTGGCCGATCGCGTCCGCGACGGTGTAGTCGGTCTGCCCCGCGGCGCGAGCCGCCGCCACCCGGTTGGCGACCTCCTCCATCGTCAGACCGGCGTCGCGAACCACCTTGGCGGTCTGCTCGATGCCGATCTTCTCGGGATCGCGCAGCCGCGGCAGCTGCGCCGCGCGGGCGGCCCACTGCGCGCCGACGATGGCAGGCGGCACCACGGTCCCCAGCGCGCCTCCCAGCGCGCCTCCGGCCAGCAGGTGCTGCGACCGCTCCTCCAGCGTGTCGCCCTCTCCGGCGCCCGCCGCAGCGCCGTAGATCAGCCCCTTGCCGATGCCGCTCTGGTAGTTCAGCCGGGCCGCCGCCTTTATCGCCTCCGGCGACAGCGCCGTCGCCGTGGCGCGGGTGCCGCCCAGCGCGCCACCGGCGGTGGCGAAGGCACCCAGCAGTTCGGGCACGATGCCGCCCGGCGTGTTCTCGCGAGCCTTGTCCTTGACGAGGTTCTCGCGCGCCTTGGCGTAGGCGTAGCCCTCGCGCGGGTCGGCGGTACCCTGCCGCGCCATCTCGAACGGCGTCATCAACCCGGCTTGGATCTCGTCCGACCACGGGATGCCCATGCCGATGCGTTCGGTGTAGCCGCCGAGGTTCTTGGTCCGCGCCTGAATGGCCGGGTTGCGCTCGTACTCCGCCAGCGCCGCCTGCTGGTACTTGTCGAGCTGCGGCGGCGCAGGCGGGTCGGCAAACAGCGTTCCGGGGGGCACGCTCGCCGTGCCCCGCTGCGCGGCCTGCTGCGCGGCTACCTGCGCGTCTGCGTCGTCGAAGATGCCCATCAGTTACCGCGCCTTTCCCGCCGCTTGGCGCGGGCGATCTCAAGGTCGGCGGCGCCGGGGCCGAACCGCTGGTCAAACTCGGCCTTGACCGCGTCGTCGCCTTTGTTCTTGAGCAGGGCGTCGATATGCGGCTGCGGAGCCGTCTCAGGCACCGGCAGTTGATAGCGGCGCTCGGCGCGCGGTGCGCCACCGAAGTAGTAGTCGCGCTGATCCTCGTACTCGTTGAGCTTGCCGCGCGCGATCTTCTCCGCGCGCTGCGTAATATCTTTAATCGTCTGCAGCTGCTGTTCCGGGTCGCCGATGGTGCCTCGGGCGACCTTGAGGTCGCTGTCGGAGACCTTCTGGCCGGAGCCTTGGATGTTGTCGATTGCCAGTCCTAGCGTCGAGGTTAGCGCAGCCTGCAGCTGCTCGGTATGCGAGACTGCATCCGCCGCGCTCTTGTAGCCGAAGGCAGCCGCCACCTTGGCGGCGCTGACCTTGAGACCTTGCCCGGTGCCGACGATGATGCCCTTGCCGATCATGTCACGCACCGTGGCGTACTGGTTGACGGCGTGTACGGTCTTTGCCGCGGCCTCCTTTTCCTTGTCGAACTCCGTGAAGAACTTTTCCGGGTCACGCCCGCCAAACCGCGATTGCAGGGCAGACTTCTCCTGCATGTCCGACAGTTCCTGCTGGGTCTTGCCGGTGGAGGCATACTGGCTCTCGGTCTCGGCGCGCTGTTTCGGCAGCCCCATCCTGTAGCCGAGCACCTGCTCCTGCCGCTTCTGCCAGTTGGCGATGTCGGCCTTGTACTTGAGCACTTGGTTCTCGTAGGGGATCATGAGCCGCGCCCGCTCGGCTTCGATAATCCTTGCCGCCGCCTCCTTCCGCCTCGGATCGACGTCCCTGTTGAGAACATCGCGCGTCAGCTGCTGCTCGACCGGACCCACGCCGGGCTTGGCGGGCGGCTCGGGCTGCGGGTCTTTCTCTGGCGGCACGTACTCGTCCGGCAGGCGTGGCGCGGTGCGAATAGCGGCGCGCGGGTCCGGCGGAGCAGCCGGGATCTGCGGCGCAACCTGCGGCGGCAGACCGCCACCGGGAATGATGGCTTGCGGCTGGCCGCCTGCGCTGGCGACCGGCGGGAATGGGCCGCCTTGCGCCAGCTGCGGCCCCGGAGGCGGCGGGGCGTCCTGCGGGGGCGGCAGCACTGCCTGCTGGCGCTGCTGCACGGTGTCGCCGACAGACTGCCCCAGCGGCCCCTGCAGGGCGCCTGTGACCGGCGGCAGGTCGCTCATGACGTCGCCGGTGCGGTTGGAGGCGGTGGCGCCGAACGAGGGCGGCGCGCGGGTCATGCCGGTGACGTCGCCGAGGCGCTGCTCCTGCGCGGTGTCGGCAGGCGTCAGCGGCGTGTCGGCGGTGCGCGAAGCGAGAACCGCCGCGGCGTTGTCACGCGGGCCGCCGCTGCCGGGCATGCCGTAGTAACCCATGATTTTCTGCGCCGCAGCCTGCGGGCCGAGGCCGCCAGCGTTGTTGACCGCCAGATTGTAGTTCGGTGCATTGCCGGTGCCGGACAGCATCTTGGCCGCGGTCCCGGCGCCCTGCTGGTGCGCCAGCGCCAGTTCGCCGGGAGACGGCGGCCTGCCGAGGGCCTTCTCCAGCGCGGCGGCGTTGTCGTCGGTGAGGCGATTGACGGCGGCGATCGAGGCGACCGGGTCGGTGCGCCGATCGCCGTCCGGCCCCACCAGCCCGTACTGCCGACCCGTGCTGCGAATGAATTGAAACGGCCCCGCCGCGCCGGTCGGGCTGACTTCGTTGGCGCTGCGCGCCTCCTTGCCTGCGAGGTGGCCGAGATAAGCCTGCCGCTCGGGCGAAAGCCCGCTGGCGGCCAGATGCGGCGCCAGATAGGCGGGGGCCGGGCGAAAACCGGCCAGCGCCGCGGGCGCCGCCGCCGCGGGTGCCGCGGCGCTGGCGTCGGCCACGTCCTCGGCGGCGGGCACGCCCAGATCCGACCGCGGCCCTACGGCGGCAGGGGCCGGTCCCGGAGCCACCGGCGGCGCGGGTGCCGCGACAGATACCCGCGTGGCGTCCGTCGCAATATCCTTATCGGTCCTCGCCGCCTGCTCGGCGGCCTGCCGCTCCAGCTGCCTGCCCATGAAGGCGTCGCCAAGGCTGTCGCCGATCGAGTACAGGCCCTCGCCGAAGGTCTTGGGCGCGGTCTGCTTCTTCATCAGCATCGCCAGCGCAATCTTCTGGCGCATCTGCTGCCCACTGGCGCTCTGCGGGTCGTTCTGGAAGAAGATTGTCTTCTGGATCTCGTCAAACAGGCCCATTTTATGCCGCCTTCAGAATGCTGCCCATGACCTTGGCCGGGTAGATGTGCTTGACGCCGCCGCGCGTCGTAACGGCGCTCTTGTCGATCCGCTCGACGTCCTGCGCCATCGGGCCGACGTGCCGCGCCGGGTCTCCCTTGTACGACCACTCGGAGATCGGCAGCTTCTTTCGCTCCCCATCTTCACCGGCGGCGAACACCGTGCCCATCGGGATGACGTTCTCCTTGACGCGCTCGTCCGACATGATTGCCGCCGCGCCGAGCTTGCCGCCGAGGCCGAGCAGGCCGCCCATGGTCGACTGCCAGTTCTGGTTGGCGGCTTGATAGTTCTGGCTCTGCTGGGCGAAATTCTGATTGATCAATCCACCGATGTCGGTAGTCGCAATCTGTGAGCCCGGTGTATTGACGAAATTAGGCGCCTGCACCTGACTGCCAGACAGCAGTCCGGAGATCTCGTTCAGCGGCTGGTTGCGCTGCGCGTATTGCTCCTGCATGTACTGGTTGCGCTGTGCGTTCGCCGCGTTGAAGCTGGACTGCTGCTGCCCCAGCTGCTGCGCCGCTCCGGCATTGTAGAAGCCCGCTGCGGAGGCGTTCTGGGCGTTTTGCTGCTGCTGCGCGGCATTGGCGAACGAGCCAGTGCCGAGGTTCTGGGTGTACTGCTGCTGCTGCGCGGCGTTCTGGAAGCCCGCGCGCTGGGCCGCCATGTCCATCATGCGCTGCTGTTCTTGGCCGCCCTGCGCAGTGACAGCGAGGCGGGCGTCGTTCGACTGCCGGTTATAGTCGTCCATCGCCGAGGTGTAGGCCTGACTGCCGTACCGGATACCCTGATCGGCGAGCCGCTGCTCGATCGCGCTGCGGTCTTTCGCCAGCTGCGGGTTAAGGCGCCCGTACAGGCTCTCCTCGACGCGCGATCGATCGGCGCTGAAATTGTCTGCCGGACCGTAATCCTTGGTGATCGCGCCTGCGTCGCCCAGACCTGTCTGGATCGGGCCGCCTGCATCGTATGACAGCCGCGCTTGCGCTTGGTTCGCGATGTTCTGCCAAGCGCCACCAGCAGGCGCGCCCGAGCTAGGGTCGAACGGCGTATTGAGGATATTTCCCGCGCGCAGCGACTGCTGGTTACCGGCCTGCGCCAGATTGAATTGCGTCTGGTCGCGCTGGCCTTGGACGCTCTGCTGCATCGGCGTCTGCGTCTGCGTCGCCGTGAAACGCGGGATGGAATAGGTCTGGCTGGTGGTCGGGTCGGTCCAGCTGTAGTTGCCGGTGACGTCGTAGTTCAGATTGCCGTTCGGCGTGATCTGGTTGACGTTGTTGAGGAACGCGTTGGCGACACCGGTGCCGACGTTGGTGCCGGTTTGCGCAGCCGCAGTCGCGATCGGATTGGGCGGGGTCGGGGGATCTGGCTTCGACATGACTGGTCTCCTACATGCCCGGCATCGGGGGCTGCTGCATCGGCTGTTGCGGCTGCTGGGGCTGCATCAGGCCGCCCAGCGCCCCTGCCATCATCGGCTGGGGTTGGCCCACCGGCGCGCCCTGCATCGGCATGCCCTGCTGCTGCGACATCGGCGCCGCCTGCGGCACGGCGCCGCCTGTCGGCATTGGAGCTGCCTGCTGCGGCATGCCCATCTGCGGCTGCTGCATCTGCGGCTGCGGGCTGGCGATGTTCATGAGCGCCTGCGTGATCTGGTCACGCTGGCCGCTCTGGGCGGGGTCAAGGTATGGGGTGGGCATCAGGCTGCTTCCTTCTGGTCTGCTTTAGCCGGGCGATGCCGGTTAACGTTGTAGCGGCTCTGCTCCCAGTCTTCCACGGTCAAGGTGGCGACGACGCCGTCGCGGTCGCGTCCGCCGAGCCGCTTGATGTAATGAAACGTGAAGCCAACCGCGGCGGAGATCCGCAGCACCGGCTCGTTGTCGGCCATCGTCGTTTTTATCAACATCTGACAGCCCACTTGGTAGAACGGGTAGTCGTACATGATCTGGATGGTTCGCCGCGATAGCCAGTAGGTGCCGGGGATGGCAGCGCCGCTCATCTCGATCGTGCCCGTCTCGGGGCACCAGTTGCGGTAGACCAGCCCGCCGATCAGATAGCCGTCGTGGTCGAGCACGCCGATCGACGAGCAGGCGCCGAAGCCCCGCTCGCGGCACTCGGGAATGAGCGAGGCCACGAACGGCGCGACGAAGTCAGTCTTGTCGAAGACGTAGCCGAGCATCAGCCGCCTCCCTGCGGGGCGAAGACGTCACGCGTTATGCCGATATCGGCGGGGCGCAGTGTGCTGTTGGGGTTCATTGGATCATAAGGCGGAGGCGTAGTGTCCCTGAGCAGTCGCTGCGCATTATTTATCATGAAGTCAGTATTGGGGTCGCTGAAGCGGTTCTCGATCTGCGCCTGCGCGGTATTCCCGTTATATGGATACGCCGAGAACTGGTCGTACTGCGGACCGATCACGCCGTGGCCGCCTTGCGCCGCGCCGTAGGTATCGATGAGACTGCCGAGGCGGTTGTCGGCGACGTTGCCGTACTCACTGACCGGCCTGACCCCGCTATCACCAAAGGCCCCGCCGCCACCAAATTGCTGATTAAACCGGTCCGCGGTCCAGCCGGGGAAGTCTGCCGGGTTGTACCCCATCGGGTTCCTGAGACTGCGCGTATAGTTGTCGAACTCGCTGCCAAACGGCGTGATGTTCGGACTGTAGGGTAACGGCATATCCATGTTGGGGACCACCCCACGGTTCTGCGTCCACGTATCGGGATACGACGGCGCGGGGGTCGGCGTCTGCTGCAGCATCGCGTATGTGATTGCGTCGCGATTGCCGCCACTGCCCCCGCCGAGGTCGCCGCCACTGCCGCCAAAGATGCTGCTGAACTGCGCGGCAGACATCGCCGGGAAATCGGCGAGTGTGTAACCCATCGGGTTCCTCGCGCTGCCACCGCCGCCGCCGTAGCTATTGAAGCCTTGAACGTCGTTCGGGGTAGCCGGGACATTAGGCGGCGGGAGGTTGTAACTGCGGCCATTATTGACGCCGCCGTCGTAGATGATCTGCGGGAGCTGCAGGTCGGGCAGCGCGGTCACGCCGCCGGGGCCGGTGAACACGGAGGGAGCGTAGAACGAACCGCCACCAGCGGCGCCGCCCCCTCCACTGGGGCCAAACTGCCGCTCAAATTGAGCTTGCGACCATCCCGGAAAGTCTCCAAGCGTGTAGCCCATCGGGTTCATCGCGCTGGGGCCGCCACCGCTACCGACATTGACACCGCGGCTGCCGTAGTCGTTGTACGGATTTTGCGCAGGCATCGGCTGGGGCTGGTTCTGCTGCTGCAGATAGTAGTTCGGCGCGGCGCTCTGCATCGTCAGCGACTGGTCGGGGACGTAGCCGAGCACGCGCTGGCTGTCGGCTGCTGTCGGCACACTACTGTATCCGCCGCCGCCTCCGGCACTGGGACCGTTAAGCTGCCACCACCAGTCTGCAATACCGGGCGGAGGACTGCTGTAGCCAGGGTCGCTGTAGCGATAGTCAGTGCCGCTCGTCGTCGGCGGGCTGTAGGACTGCTGCGGCGTGTAGCCGTAGCTTGGCCCGAGGTCCCTCGGTTCATAGTAGGTCTGACCGCCGCCGCCCGGCTGCTGGTAGCCGGGGTTTCTGCCAGCACCGGCCCCGTAGATCTCGCTGTTCACGTTCCCAAGCGCGGCGGCACCAGCAGCCGCAGAGGCCGCCGTGTTATTGATGCCCCGCTGTAGGTCGTTGCTGAGTTGCTGCGTGGTGTTGTTCGCGTTCCGCAGCGTGTCGTTGATCTGCGTGTTGATGTAGTTGCTGTTTGCGTTGAACTGCGGGGTGCTCCCCGCCGTGCCGTAGTACAGCGGCGCTCCGGCAGGCCCCATCGCCCAATAACCATCTGACATGGTGCTCTCCTATACGACGACGGCGTCGCGCTCGAATGTTGCGGCGATGTTGATCAGATCCACTTCCGGCTTGGCCTGCTGCGCCACCGTCACCTGCACGACCGGCGCGTGGGAAAAGCCGGTCAGGCCGATCGAGACCCACCCGGTATTGCGCACCACCGGCTTCGGCGGCGTTCCGGCGTCCCAGATTGCTTCATCCCACAGCCCCTGATCCCAGAGGTCGAGCACGCCGGGGTCAGGCCCCGCCAGCGGCGGCTGCGGCAGCGTCACGACGTAGTCGGTGGTCGCCGACAGCTGCGGCACGAACGGCTCGCCCGCCCGCGCCGAGAACGAGGCTCGCGCTTGGCGCCACGTCACGGTCTGCGACGGCGAGTTGAACATCTCCCAGCCCCCGACCAGCGTGGCGACATACGGCACGCCGTTGTCGTAACCAGTGCGGTCCATCTGCATGATGCGGCCAAGCTGGTCGCCGAAGAAGGCGTCGCCGCGCATGCGGATGAAGCACATGCAGTCCCACCCGGTGTAGCGCGCGTGGGCGCCAGTGGCGGCGTTGGTGGCGAGGCAGAGCTGCTTGCCGGGCTTGCCGCCGGGGAAGGTGGTGAAGATCCCGCCGTACTCATCCCACTTGCACATCGTCCACGGGTGTTCGCGCTTGTCGAGAACGTGCTCGCGCCACATCGGCTTGATGGCGCGCGTCACCGCCGCCAGCTCCAGCTCGGTGCGGGTCTTGGTGATCGCCCCCGAGATCGGGATGATGCCGTCCACAGTGGCGATCAGCACGTCGCCGCCGACCGCCAAGTGCGCGTTCATGCCAAGCGGCGGGCTCACCTCGTAGCGGCCCTCCTGCCGCCAGTTGGTCGCCACGCTGGGGTCGCTGCCGGTGAAGATCAATAGCTCCCCAAGGTCAGTCATGAAGACGAGCTTGTCGTCGATGCCGTCGCCTGCGTCGATCGACCACGAGAAGCACGCCAGCAGTTTGCCGCCCTTGGTGGCGGCGCCCGACAGCGGGATCATCGCCAACGCGCCGCCGACCGCGTTGAGCGGCAAATACCACGCATTCATCGAACCGCTCTCGACGAAGAAGTAGCGGTTGCGGTACTTGCAGACGTAGCTGAGGCCCGCCGCCGGAATGCCCGTGATCATCGACGGCTTGCCCGCGGGCGGCACGTAGCCGCTTGACAGCGTCTCCCACGTCAGCCCGCTACTGGTCGAGGGCCCGAAGCGCAGCGGCGGGTTGCCCGCGTCGTTGACCACGATCATCCAGTCGCCCTGCGCGTTGGCAAGCTGCGAGGCGGCGTAGTTGCCGGACGTCTGCCCGCTCTTGATCAGGACCGGCGTCACCGTCGTGACGTCGTACAGCTTGGTGGCGTTGCCCGCGTACATATTCTGGATGTTGCCGCTGGCGTAGGTGAACGCCGAGATCACCGGCGTCGTTTCCGGCAGCTGGCACCACAGCTCATGGCCGCCGCGCAACGAGACGCCGCGCATGGTCGGCTTCCAGTTGTCGCAGATCACCGCGGCGCCCGGCTGCATGTAGGCTTCGTTTTCGTTCTGAATAATGCCGCGCGTCGGCGCCGGGATCGTCACCGTCTCCAGCTGCTGCGCGACTTGCGCGGGGACTGCGGTGCGGCGGAAGGCCTGATGCTGGCTCATGTCGGCACCGGCCACGGGTAGGCCATGTTGGCGGCAGCCGAGATCGGCTTGCGCCCGAGGATGATCGGCGCCGGGCTGTCGTGGCCCATGGCGTAGGTGAGGGCATCGCCGTAGGTGCCCATGTCCTCGGCGTAACTGGCGCCCTTCTGCGCCTTCCACTGCCAGATCATACCGAGCTTTAATAACCTCTCGTCGAGCGTGAAGGCGTCGGCGTCGTCCATGAACACATCGCCGCGACCGCCGCTGTTAAGGTCGATGCAGTTCTTGTCGAGGTAGCCGAACGTGGCGGTCTGGCCGACGGCCATTACCGGGTAGATGACCATGTTGCCGCCCAGCATCGTCCACTCGCCCCACGCCCAGTTACTGGCATTGGACGCGCGGCGTCGCATCCACTGATCAGTGTCAGGCACGAAATGCATCGGCGTCTGCGTCGATGTCGACGACCACACGTTCGATGTCAGCAGCATGCGCTTGTAGTTGGCAGGGAGCGGGAAGGCGGTTTTTACACCGTCGCCGGTCATCGTCGCCAGCGTCCGCAGCTTGGTCCAGTCGCGGGTGTCGTAGGCGATGCGCTGCGCCATCTCGTTGGCCAGCGCCAGCATCTCCTGCATCGTCCTGTTGCCGGTGAGGTTGGAGAAGACCGACTGCGGCATGCTTACGCCGACCACGGCGCAGACGTCCTTCACCACCGACAACAGCGTCATATCATGCAGCCTTGGCTGGGCGGCACTCGACCGCCATGCGGATCAGCGTCTTCTTGTTCATGCTGCCCATCGGGGCTTGGCCAGTGTGGGTGGCGATGTACTCACGCAGCTGCGGCAGCTCCATCTCCTCGAACTCCGCCTCGATGCGCTGGGTCATCGTCCTTTTGGCGACCGCGTCCTCCTCCAGCACCGCGTTGCGGGCGCGCAGCGCCATCAGCTCGGCCTCCAGCTGCTTGTTGGGCGCGGTGGTCTTGGCTTCAGTGATGTACGCCATCGCCGCGTTCTTCCACTCGCGGCCCCCGCTGCCGAGGTTCTTCAGCTCAGCCCCGTCGATCGCGGCCAGCGCCTCGACAGTGTAGATGTTCTGCGCCCGCAGCTCGGCGCGCTTGCCCTCGGACAGGAACGGCACGTAGTCGAGCGGCGTGCCGCTCTTGGTCTGCGTGTCACGGCGCTTGAATTGCTGGTACTGGTGGCGGAACCGCTCGGCGTAGGTGACTACCCTCAAGCCTCCGGTTTCAGGGTCGGGCTCCCAGTGCGACTGGGCCGTCGCCGGAAACACCTTGACGTCGCGCGAGCCGGGGATGCGGATCTCGACCACTTCCATGTCGTCGAAGATCGGCCTGCCTTCTGCGCGGCTGCGCAGCTCGTTGGGGACCGGGTGCTGCTTGAACAGTGCGACGAGGGCCTCGTCGGGGTCGTTCCTTGCCATCTATCTCTCCGTTGTTGCCTTCAAAAATCACCGGGCCGCCTTCGCGGAAGGAAGGCATCTTACCTACACGTCGGCAGCCCGGCTTATTCCCGTTGCGTTGTTCGGCGCGTCAGGAACCCGGAACGCTGTCGTACAATCTCCAATTGAACATTGGATTTGTCATCGTCATTTCCCCCATCCAACCAATAAATTGCGCGACTGCGTCCTTGTCGATCGGCATCTGCCCGTCGCTGTCGAACAGCTTGTCGAAGTTGCGGTTGGGGTGATAGCGGATCTTGAGGCTGTCGGTGTCGATACCGAAGGTTGTATTGGCTGGCATGTTGCTGCCGATGCCGCCGTCAAGCACGATCTCCGCGCGTTTGCCGCCGCCGATATATTCGAGCGAAGAGAACCCCAGCGTGCCCATCGACGTATTGCTGGTCTGACGCTGGATCGCGAGAGTTGCCGCGTCATACGCCGCGTAGTGCTCCGGCGACATGATCAAGAGGTCGGCGTGGTCGCGGCCACGCGAGCGCGCCGTCATGATGGCGTTGAGCATCGGCCTGATCGTGGTCGAGTTGACCTGCGTCGAGCCAGCCATGAAGCTGTGCGCGTCGTAGGTCGTGGTGCGCCACAGCGTGGCGGTGGCGCGATCGATGCCGCCATAGACGCCGGTATTGGTGGTGATCGGTATCGCCGTCGCAAGCCCGGTGAGCTGCTTGCCGCCGTTGGCGGTGCCGTCGCCGTACAGGGCGGCGTCCATCGCGTCTTCGAGTGCGCGCTCGGCAGCGGAGATGTACGCGTCGTACACATCCATCAGCTGGTTCTCGCCCTCGTTGTTGAGGATCTCCTGCATCGACAGGATGATCGGCACAACAACCTGCTTGGGCGTGTAGGCGGCGTCGTTGAACAGGTCGATCGCCGGGTTCAGCAGCTGGTCGTAGCCGGAGTACCACTGCGCGGCCTGTTTGGCGATCTGCAGCGTCTGGCGGATGACCGGACCCGAATAGGTCTGCCACGCGCCCTTGCTCCGCAGTTTTGAAAGCAGCGCGTTATTGTTGCTGACGAGGTCTTGGTAGCCGGAGGATCGCTCCTCCAAGGCCATGGACAGGATCTGCTGGTAGGCAGCCGCGGTAGTTACGTTGGGCATTGTTGCCACTCCACATGGGGTTCAGATGTCAGCCACCGTTGACGCGGCGTATCGCGTTCTGGATGGCAGTTCGACGTTCCACCGGAACTTTGGGTCGCCGCGATGCCCCGTTTGAGGAGGCCACATCCGGTGAAACGTCGAACTGCCAT